GTTGCGAAGGTGATATGAGAACCGAGATTGACCTTACCTTCTGTGATAGTACCCATGAGGTCTTCACTCATGTAGAGCTTCGCTCGTTCCTTGCTCTGTTTGATAAGGTCGAGTGTGTGGCAGAGCCACAGGGTACGTCTTCCGATTCTCGTAGCCAATGCAATTCCCATCTGCGTTTTACCGCTTCCGGCGGCACTCTGTAAGATACCGTATTTGGCGGCTATCATCGCCTGTACCGCCTTTTCTTGGTAATCATAGAGTGGAACATGGGCTTGAAAATCAACCGCCACAGGGGGCTTAAAATCGCTCACAAACGAAGCTGTGTCGGTAATCGACTTTGGTATCGAGCGTAACATTCCAAACGGAATTATCAGCTCTTTTCCTCGTACCTCGTATAGAGCGAGGGTCTTCGGTGCATCACCTGTCCAAAAGCCCATACGAGCTTTCTTCGCATAATCGGGATTTGCAATAATAAGATTTTTCTTGCACCACTGAATCAGTTCCCGACTTGGTTCTGTAATTGTGAGAGCATTTGATACCGTTATCTGCATTTCTCCACCCACCTCTCCAATGGGAGACCGTAGTGTGAGATAAGGTCTTCACCGATAGACGCTTGGTTAATCGAGAGAGCTATCATCAGCTCGTAGTCTATCATGTAAATACGCTTGTCGCTCAATCGCAAGGCGAACAGTCCGTAACCGTTTCCGCTATCCTTCCACAGCTTCATGGCTGTGTGCTGGTTGCCCTCGATACGAGAGAATGGGAAGTTATCGTTGACACAATCCTTGCAATCAATCAAATATGCTCTGCCATTTCGTACTGCTATAACATCTGCTGGTTGTCCAGCTTGGTTCTGTGTCAGACATTTGACCCAAAACCCTTTGTTGAAAAGAATCTCGCTGAACTCGATTTCAAACGAGTTCCCGGTCTTCCTGTTATTAGTAGCCATTGACTTTAAGTACCTCCTTCACGTCCATGTGAACGAGCTTATCGTCAATGTATCTGTCCAAATCTCTGATACAATCTGAAAGCTGTTCTATCTGTTCTCGATAGAAGTTTGCACATTCGTAGCCCATGTGTTCGGCTATCAAATCCTCAAAATCTTTCGGGGAGAGGATTGTTGTAGGTTTGTCATTCTTGACTGCTATCAAGTGTGGCATTATCCTTCACCTCCTCATATTCTTGGAACAGGCTCATAATGGAGGTTGTGTATCGTGTACTATCCACTCCGTTAGCCCATGCCTTTTTCGCTCCGTAATTCCCCATGTTGTAAGCCATGAGAGCTTTGGTGTAATCACCTTCGTACTGTTCGAGATACTGACCGATAATCTTTATCCCACAGAACACATTCTGATAAGGGTTTGTCATGTCGGCACATCTGAAATCTTCCTCGAGCCACTCATAATTGACTTCGTTAATCTGCATGAGACCGCAATCATCGGTTGCACTGATTACTTCCGGGTTAAAGCCGCTTTCGTGTTCAATCATCGCCAGCACAAGAGCAACAGGTACTTCCTCGTCAGCACACACCTCATAGATGTATCTCTGCAAATTCTCGGAGAGTGGAACGTCATAAATATAAATCTCTGACAGTTCCGGGAGCTTGTCAGCTTCGTAGGTAGGTACTTCGATTGTTTCGGTGACTGTCACCTTTTCAACCTCAACTGGTTTCGTTACCCTACCAACAACGAATCCGATTACTACCAACAGAATTAGCACAATGTAGGCTTGGATTTTTGCCACTTTGTATCTGTTGATTCTCTTTCCTTTAGCCATTTCTGAAAATCCTCCTCATTCTTCGGGTCTTCATAAAACTTCGTTATGATACCCACCAACGGTCTTGCGAGGTCTGTTATCTGCTCGTTAGAGAGATTCATGGTTTCCTTCTCGCTCGTCTAAAATCGCTTCACACTCTGCGAGAATCACCTTCGCCTTGGGGTAGGTATAAACCCCTCGTAGAATACTGGACATCATAGGGGGCTGGACTGCATAACCTCGCTTCTGCAATTCCAAAATCATGTCTACCTGTGTCATGCCAGCTTTTGCCATTCTCGACTTAACATCGCTCACGTCAAGTTCCTCCTTTCGCAAATTTTAATTCTGAAATTCGGAGTTCCCATTGACAAAATGAAGAATTATTGTTATTATTCTTATAAGACTATGCAACAACATTTCAACTTCTCAAAACTGCCAATTTTGAGAGGTCGGTCTTCTATTGCCAAAACCTCATTTTCGGAACTCTTGATGTTATTATAATTCTTATTATGAGGTTTGTCAATAGGAAAATTCTCAAAAGTGGAATTTATTTTTCAAAGGAGGAATTGTAATGACATTCGCACAGAATATTAACCGTATATGTAAGTCACAGGGAACTACCCTTACCGCAGTCGTTAAGAGCCTTGGGTTGTCCACCTCGAAGGTCTCTCGTTGGAATGAGGGGTCTTTGCCAAAGGAAGAAGTAATGGTTATTCTCGCTCAAACACTACATTGTTCCGTAATGGATTTCTTCGCTGACGAAGAAGACCTCGAACCAGTAGCACCAGCAGACGAAGACGAAGCAGACATTCTTCGTGTGTATCGCTCCTTATCTCGTAGAGCAAAGCATGAGTTCATGGCTATGGTCTATGATTATGAAAACCGAGAGGAGTTAGAGGGGGATAAAGAAGATTCTGCGGCAATCTAACATTATCCCGATAGAGTTATTAAGAAGGAAAAAGCTATTGGAGGTGAGATTATCAAAGCGGTAATCTATGCTCGATACTCGAGCCACAATCAGCGAGAGGAATCCATAGAGGGGCAGATTCGAGAGTGTACCGAGTTTGCCATGAAGAACGGATTTATCATCGTAGACGAATATATTGACAGGGCTATATCGGGTAAGACCGACAATAGACCCAGCTTCCAACGTCTTATAAAAGACAGTGAGAAGCATAAATTTGAAGCGGTAATCATGTATACCCTTGACCGTTTCGCCCGAAATAGGTACGATTCTGCGGTCTATAAAGCAAAGCTAAAGAAGAATGGGGTTAAAGTTTATTATGCGAAACAACCAATGCCGGACACCCCGGAGGGTATTATTCTTGAATCAGTCCTTGAGGGTTACGCAGAATATTACTCCGAGAACCTCGCCCGAAGTATTAAAAGAGGTATGACGGAAAACGCTCTCCATGGAATCGCCATGGGTACACCGCCGCTTGGATATGTAATAGGAGAAGACAGAAAATATCAGATAGAGCCTGTTGGAGCGAAAGCGGTACAGACAATCTTTGAAATGTATGCCGATGGACATTCGGCTACTCAAATCGTGAAGTGGCTTAACGAACAGGGCTTTAAGACTTCCCGAGGAAATGCTTTTAATAAGAACAGTCTCGACAGGATATTGAGGAACGATAGATACATCGGTGTATACCGATATGCTGACATTGTGTTGGAAAACAGTGTTCCACCTATCATTGACAAGACCCTGTTTGAGAAGGTACAGGCAAGGCTTAAACATAACTTTTCAGCGAGAGCAAGGAACAAAGCAAAGGAAGATTATCTCCTCACCACGAAGCTGTTCTGCGGTCACTGTGGGTCTCCCATGGTTGGTGAGAGCGGTACTTCTCACACCGGGAAGCTCCACCTGTATTACAAGTGCATTGACCGAAAGCGAAAGCACCAATGTAATAAGAAGAATGAAAAGAAGAATTGGATTGAGGAGCTGGTTGTTCGCTATACTGTGAATCACGTTCTCACCGATGAAAATATCGAAATGATTTCGACAAAGGCTTGGGAGCTTATCGAAAAGGAAATGGAAGATACATCGCTCCTCATAGGGTTGAAGGAAGCGTTGAGAGAAACCAATAAGAAAATAAAAAACCTCATGTCGGCAATCGAGCAAGGTATCATCACCTCGACCACGAAAGCACGACTTGAGGAATTGGAAGACGAGCGTAGAGACCTCGAGGGTCAGATAGCTCGTGAAGAAAACAAAAAGCCGCTCTTGTCGAAGGAGCGAATAGCTTATTGGCTCACTTCTTTCAAGAGCGGCGATATTAACGATGTGGAATATCAGCGTACAATCATCGACACACTGGTGAACTCCGTCTTCGTCTATGACGAGGGCGATAAAGGTCGTAAGATTGTGCTGACATTCAACATTTCGGGGAATAATACCCTCACTATCTCGGGTTCGGATATTGAGGGCATAACTCCACCAAATAGTGCAAATCCGAACCCAATATTTTTCGTGAAACACGTTTTCGGATTTGTTTTAATAGTAGAGGAGGTCTAACTTCGGTTAGGCTTCCTCTTTGTGCGTTTGAGCCAATTTCAACTCCAACACAGCGGCTTCGATAAGGTTCTCGATTTCTTCCATATTCAGCGTAAAACCTTTTCGATTGAGGAAAGCCATAACATACTTTTTCTTCTCCTCACCTCTGCCTGTGCCGACATAAATCATTTCTGCCGCTTCGACAGCGATATTTACCCAAAACTTGATAGTCTCGAGCTGTTCGCCGCTCACCTTACTTTTCAGATAAGGAATCAGAAAAGCGGTAATCAGAGAAATCACCAGTGTAAAAACTGCTACGATAATCTGTGTCAAATCAACCATTGTAATATCCTCCATCATTCAAAGAATTTTCGTTTACTTCAAGATTGTGAGCTTTCATCAGTTTAATACGGTTTTCCACCTTGGCTTTCGCATAGTAGAAACCTGTTCCTGTGGCGGTCTCGGCGGCAACTGCTGGAATAAGATATGCGAGAGGTGTGAGGTCACACGTTCTCCAAATCATTATCAATGTGAATACGATAACCACGATATTCACGATAGCCGCAAACACGAGGATTTTCTTTGAAAACTCCATTTTGGCTTTTCGTTTCCTACGAGCCATTAGACCTTCTTGGTGTAGTCAAGAGAAATCCAGCCAGCCCCGGATTTCAATTTACCCCACTTCTTCGCTCCCTGTCCTGTCGCTTCCGCTACGATAGTGTAAACACCCATGTCTCGGATAGCACCGTTAGTACCGTAGTTCGTACCAGCACCCTTACGGATATTGAGGACTGCGGTAGTTACCTTAACCCAATAAGGCTTGAATGTCTCCTCGACCTTTTCGGTCTTGCCGGAGTAAACCACCTTACCGTCTTCATCGAATACAGAGTAGCCCGGATTCTTGTCTACCTGTTTCTTCGCATTGGCGAGAACGGTGTACGCTCCGAGCTGGGATTTTGCGTCAGCCCATGTTTTACGAACACGATACATCGTCTTCTTCGTAGGGGTCACAGGCTTGCCCTCGGTAGCAGAGCCACCGTTGAGGATAGCATTTACCTTATTGGCAATATCCCCATGACGCTCATACAGATAATCACCCGGACACGCTTTAGCGGCGAAGTCTCTGTGAACGGTCATGTTACAACCGTTTCTGTGATTCATTCTGTCAGCCTTATTCGTAGACCATACCAGCTTCTTGATACCATTACGCTTACAAATATCAGCCACCAACTTGATAAGAGCTTCGTATGCTTCGTCCGTAACAGCATAAGGGTGTTTGGTGTCGCTTGCCACCTCGATAGTGATAGCTCGGTTATCGTTATCTCTGTTGGAAGAACACCAGCTACGGTCTTTTTCGTCAACAGACAATCCGATAGAACCGTCCTTACCTACAACGTAGTTTGCGGAACACTCTCTGTCGGTTGTAGCGAAATAATCACAACCCTGTTTCGCTGTCCACTGACCTACGATACAGTGAATCGTGATTGTGTCAATCGCATGGTTACGAGGACTGGTTTTGTTGTTGGTGATTCTCGTATATGTCACCAAAGAACTGTTACTCATTTCGTCTACCTCCTTCTTTTCGTTGTCGAATTGAGTTAAATTATACTTCTCAATAACCTTCATAAGGTTATCAACGTAATTCAGAGACGTTGCGTACCCATCTGCTTTGATGTTACGGAGATACGTCTCGGGGTCTGTTACCCCTTTGAGGTTGGAGTAATTCGGAATATTGATAAAATCAAAATATCCGATAACACCGTTTTCCATGTCGGTAAACTTGCACCACTCCATAGAGGAACTCGTATAACTTCCGTCTGCGTTCTGTTCGCTCCCGACTTTGGTATAGATACCGACACAGGTTTTACACCTACCTTTTCGATATTTCAGACCAAAGTAGTTGTGAGCGTTCACAGCCAGCTCGGAAGTGCCGCTCGCACTCTCCAAAATCGCTTGAGCGATAATTGGAGAGTGGACAGCGATACCGTAGGAGTGAGCATATTTCACGACATATTTTGCAATCTGTTCAATGAAATTGCTCATGCTGAATCCTCCTTACATTCCAAACTGTTTGAAAATGAAGCCAATAACAATACCCACAATAGCTGTGATAACGTAGCCGGAAACCGTTCTCCAACGCTCACCGTCTCGTGATTCGAGAGCTTCGATGTGTTCGCCTTGCTTTTTCTGCTCCTTAACCATAGCGTCC